GATGGTTTCCTTTCAGATGTAACTAAAATTTGGTGCATTTGCATAAAAGATATAGATACAAATAAATTTTATTCTTTTAAATATAATGAAATAGATAAAGCATTAAAATTACTTAGTGATGCTGACTTGCTAGTTGGTCACAACATATCAAAATTTGATTTGTTAGTAATATCTAAATTATATCCAAACTTTAAATACACTGGAAAAGTATTTGATACCTTATTATGTAGTAGATTAATTTGGACAAATAGAAAAGAAGAAGACTTTAGAATTAAAGAAGTTCCTACTAAATTAATAGGCCGACATTCATTAGAATCTTGGGGTTATCGTTTAGGTTTAAGAAAAGGTGACTTTATTAAAACTGGTGATTTTTCTAAGTGGTCTCAAGAAATGCAGGATTACTGCAAATTAGATGTAGAGGTTACTTCTGAATTATATCAATTAATTTTAAAACAAAAATATTCTCCTGAAGCAATAGAGTTAGAGCATAACTTTGCCGAATGTATCATTCGTCAAGAAGCACACGGATTTACCTTCGATGTGGCTTCTGCAAAGAAGCTGTATGCCTCACTTGCAAACAGAAGGTTGGAGTTAGAAGAAATTCTTACTTCAGCCTTCCCTAAATGGGAAAAGTTTACAGGCACATTTAGACCTAAAAGAGATAATAAAGCAAAAGGTTATAAAGCTGGCGTTGGTATTAAAAGATATAAAGAAGTTACTTTTAACCCAAACTCAAGAGACCATATTTCTAATAGACTTATGGCTAGAGGATGGAAGCCAAAATTTTATACACCTGATGGTAAACCAAAAGTTGACGAAACAATTTTAAATAGTCTTCCTTATAAGGAAGCTAAAATATTAGCAGAACATTTTACAGTACAAAAACGAATAGCTCAGTTAGCTGAAGGAAAGCAAGCTTGGTTAAAATTAGAAAAAAATTCAAAAATTTATGGAAAAGTTATCGAAAACGGAGCAGTCACCGGAAGGTGCACCCACAATTCTCCAAATGTTTCTCAAGTGCCTAGTAATGCCGTACAATTTGGTAAGGAGTGTCGTTCTTTATTTATTGCTCCTGATGGCTACAGTCTTATCGGCTGTGACGCTAGTGGTATCGAGTTACGTTGTGCTTCCCATTTTCTTGAGTATTACGATAATGGGTATTTTAAAAAAATATTACTTGAGGGCGATATTCATTCCGAAAATAAAGTCGCTCTCGGATTGTCCAGCCGTGCTCAGGCTAAAACTGCTGTTTATTGTTTCATTTACGGCGGAGGAAATTTCAAACTTGGTCAAGTTGTTAATGGAGGCATTAAAGAAGGAAAAGAAATTAGACGAAGACTTATAAATAAATTTCCAGCATTAGCAAAACTTAAAGCTGATATTTTAAATACAATAAGAATAAAAAAATATTTATTAGGAATAGATAAAAGAAAACTTTTAGTACGAAGTGAACATTCAAGTTTAAATACTTTAATTCAATCTTCGGCGGCCTTAATAATTAAACAAGCTACAATAATTTTACATAGAAAGTTCAAAGAAAATGGTTTCACCAATACTGACGTTAATATGGTTGCTCATATTCACGATGAGTTACAAATTGAGTCTAAGTCTTCACTTGCTGATGTAGTAGGAAAGTTAGCAGTTAATTCAATTAAAGAAGCAGGAATACATTTTAACTTCAGGTGTCCATTAGATGCTGAGTATCGCATTGGAAAAAACTGGAGCGAAACTCACTAATTAAAATTCACCTATAATTTTCTGGTGCCCTCAGTCAGACTTGAACTGACAACATAATTAAATGCAAGGATTTTAAGTCCTTTGTGTTTACCAATTTCACCATGAGGGCTTTTACAAAACTTATGTCAAAAGCATTTACTAAATATGATTTCGTTACATCCCTGAAATATGGCATGGATAGTGAAAAAAATATAGCAAACATTTTGGGTTTACACGAAAAAGAATTTGAAGTCAAAACCGAAAGAAGCTGGTGGGCTAAAACCGGAAATATAGCAATCGAACTAGAGTGTAATAAAAAACCTTCAGGAATCAACGTAACTGAAGCTACTTACTGGATTCATGCTTTCCAAGATAAAGAAGGTTTATTTAGTCTTGTAATTATACCAGTCAAAATTCTCAAAGAAATAGTCAACAATTTACTAAAAGCCGGTGTCAAACCTAGAATGGTTGGTGATGGCCATAGAAGTAAATGCCTAATTATTAAAAAAGAAATTCTTCTTAACTATGAAATGTATAAAAATGAAAACTTGGAAAACAATCTACAAAAACTCGAAATTACTCACTAAATACTCAATTCCTAAATTTGATGATGTGAGTTTTCCTGAAGTAAATGATTTTGTATTTGTCTACTGGGTAGATGCAAATTCAAATTCTGAATGGATTAGTATTAAAAAAGCGAAGAAAACAAAATTAAGTATCTGCCTATCTACAGGCTTCTTAATAAACAAAAACTCAACTGAAGTCACTGTAATGAGTGATTTGACGTGGGATGATGATGACTCAAACAAGGAAGGTGGAAGCACTACAACTATTCCTATGAGCAACGTCATCAAAATAGAAAAACAAAAAATCAACTTAAGGACAATATGATTAGAAAAATAAAAGCTAAGAAAAGAACACTCTTAGTAGATGGTGATATAGTTTGCTATAGGATAGCTATAGCTATTGAAGAAGCTACTGAATGGGAACAAGATTTATGGACACTTCACGCAGATGCTAAAAAAGGTAAAGAACTTGTAGTTAATGGTTTAGAGAAATATCTTAAACAATTAAATTGTAAAGATATTGTTGTAGCCTTATCTGACAAAGATAATTTTAGAAATAAAATTTTACCTGCATATAAATCTAATAGAAAAAAAATTAGAAAACCAATTATTGTTAAAGCACTTAAAGAACATTTAAGTAAAACTTATGACACACTTAAATTACCTACATTAGAAGGTGATGATGTTTTAGGAATTTTAGCAACATCTGAAAAATATAAAGATAACAGTATTATTTTAAGTTCAGATAAAGATATGAGAACCATTCCTTGTTTTCATCATTTTATTCACGACAATCAAACTGAGTTAGTTGATGAGAATACAGCAAATTATTATTTTATGTTTCAAACATTGACTGGAGATTTGACTGATTTTTATAAAGGCTGTCCTACAGTTGGAGCAGTTAAAGCTGAAAGAGTTTTATATAATTGTGAAAAAACTTTACCAGCTATGTGGAAAGCTGTTGTTGCTGAATATAAAAGAAATAATTTAACAGAAAAAGATGCTTTAGTTCAGGCACGTATGGCAAGAATATTAAGAACTTCTGATTATGATTTTAAAAATAAAGTACCAATTTTATGGAAACCTAATCCAATGGAAGGACTTAAAGGAGTAACTTTAAATTACACACCTGAAAAAAATAAGACAGTCTTTGGTACAAAAATATGAAGAAGCTTGAACAACTTGAAGACAGAGTAATAGATTTACAGAAAATAGATAAAGGCCATCAACAATTAAATGGGAAGTTAAATGTAATCATTACAGAATTACAAGAAGATTTAAAAATTAAGGATAAAGAAATTGGAAGAATGATGAAAAAAATTAATAAATTAGAAAGCAATATATAAGATGACAAATAAAGATATTTTTAAAGGGGTTATTTATAATTCTTTAGAAAAACAAGTTAATGGCAATCATTATGCTTCTTTTAAGATACAGCCAGCAGAATTTATAAATGAAAACAAAATCCTTTTTGCTGAAGGTAACGCTATTAAATATATCTGTAGACACCATAAAAAAGGTAAGGAAGTAGACATAGATAAAGCCATTCATTACTTGGAAATGATTAAAGAAAGAGATTATTCAAAATAAAAAGGACACTTTAGATAGTTTATGAATCAAAAAACAATAGAAGACATAAAACTACCAGTAATCTCTAAAGATTTACTGGATGCTCTTGATGTTTTATTTCCTGAAAGAACTCCACCAATTACGATGGAATATAAGGAAGTATGCTTCAGAAGTGGTCAAAGAAGCGTAATTCGTTTCTTACACGAAAGACACAATCAACAATCAGAAAATATAATGGAGAATAAGTAATATGTGCGGTTCATTTTTTAAACCAAAAATGCCTAGCCTTCCACCTATAGCACCCCCAGCTCCAGTAGCTCCACCTATGACAGGTAATACACAAGCTACTGCTAGACCTGCTGGATTTAGTGAAGCAGATGGAAGAAGTTTAAATGTAGCTAGCTCTTACGATAGAAAAAGAGTTGGTTCATCAAAACTAAGAATACCCATAATTGGTGGACTTTAAAATAAATGTCTAGTGAAACTTATGGCGTTGGTTATAATTCTAAGACTATAGAAGGTCGTTATAATAACTATGCTAGAACTAGAGAACTATTTCTTGAAAGAGGAAGAAGTTGCTCTCAATATACAATTCCCACTCTTATACCTGATGAAGGTCATTCTGCGACTAGCCGTTTCTACACAACATATCAAGGCGTTGGTGCTAGAGGCGTAAACAATTTAGCATCCAAATTATTATTAACATTACTCCCACCTAACACTCCATTTTTCAGATTTACAATAGACAAATTTGCTCTTAAAGAAATTGAAGAAGATAAGAATTTAAAAACAGAAATTGATAAAGGTTTAGTAGAAGTAGAAAAAGCAGTGATGGAAGCAATAGAAATTTCATCAGATAGAGTTGCTTTATTCGAAGCTCTTAAACATTTAATCGTGGGTGGTAATGTTTTATTATACGTATCAAAAGAAGGATTAAGAGTATTTTCTTTAGATAGATATGTTTGTAAACGTGACCCAATGGGTAATGTTATTGAAATAATTACTAAAGAAACAATTAATATTAATGTACTTCCTGAAAAAATACAAAAAGTAATATATCAAACTGAAAATCCTGAAGAGATTGATGAAAGAAATTGTGATTTATATACTTGTGTAAAAAGAATTAAAAATAAATTTCAAGTAATACAAGAAGTTAAAGGAATAGAAATTCCTGAATCTGCTGGAAATTATCCTTTAGATAAAACTCCATATATGCCTTTAAGAATGATTAGAGTTGACGGAGAAAATTATGGCCGTTCATACGCTGAGGAATATCTTGGAGACCTTAAGTCACTTGAAAATTTAACAAAAGCTATTGTAGAAGGTTCAGCCGCTTCAGCTAAAACTTTATTTATGATTTCACCAAATGGCACTACTCGAAGTAGAGCTATAGCACAGGCTGAAAACGGAGCAATTATTGAAGGTAATGCTCAAGATGTTTCGGTATTACAAGTTAATAAGTTTGCTGATTTTAGAGTAGCTCAAGAAACAATGGCTAAGATAGAACAAAGATTATCTTATGCCTTTTTATTAAATGCTTCTGTTATTCGTGACAGTGAGCGAACAACTGCTGAAGAAGTAAAATTAACAGCACAAGAATTACAAGATAGTTTAGGTGGAATTTATGGAATACTTAGTCAAGAATTTCAATTACCATTTGTTAGAAGAAAAATAGATTTATTAGAAAAAGGAAACAAATTACCAAAATTACCTAAAGACGTTATAAGACCAAAAATAGTAACTGGCCTTGAAGCATTAGGAAGAGGTAATGATAGAAATAGATTAGTACAATTTTTGCAAACATTAGCAGGCACATTAGGTGCAGAAGCTATTGGTCAGTACGTAAATGTATCTGAAGCAATAGCTCGTCTTGCGACTGCTGATGGGATTGAAGTTAAAGGGTTAATTAAATCACCTGAAGACTTACAAGCTGAGGCTCAACAACAACAAGAACAAGCGATGCAAGAACAACAACAACAAGCCATGATTCAAGCTGGTGGAACAATCGCAGGAAATATTCCTCCGAAGACTTTAGGTCAAACATTAGCTAGACAACAAGGCTTACCAGAGGAGTAATAAATATATGGTAGACAAAGTAATAATAAATGAAGAACAAAATAATCCTTCATTAGAAGAACAGGATAAACTTGAAGTTAATCAAGAGGCTCAACCAACAGAAAATAAACCAGTTGAGACTTCTACAGATAGACCTGAGTGGTTGCCTGAGAAATTTGCTAACTCAGAAGAATTGGCAAAAGCTTATGGTGAACTAGAAAAGAAATTTTCATCTAAAGATGAAGATAAAACTTACGAAAATGAGAAAAATGTTAATAAAACTGACCAACTTAAAATAAATAAAGAAAAAGTTGAGCAGGCTAATAATTTTAGTCTTAATGATTATTATGATGAATATTCTAAAGATGGAAGTTTGTCTGAAAAATCTTATAAAGATTTAGCTACTAAAGGTTTAGATAAAACTATAGTTGATAGTTACATTTCTGGACAACAAGCTTTAGCCGATAAACATATTAGCTCAATTCATTCAGTAGTTGGAGGCCAAGATAACTATAATAATATAGTTAAATGGGCTTCTGATAATTTAGCTGAAAATGAAGTTAAAGCTTTTAATGACATTATGGACACTGGAACAATAGGCCAAGCACAATTAGCAATTTCAGGTATTGAAGCAAAATATAAAGTTGGAAATAATGAACCTGCTTTATTTGCTGGTGAAAAATCTGATGCTTCTTCTGGTGCTTATCGTTCAGTAGGAGAAATGCTAACAGATATTAATAATCCTAAGTATGCTTCTGATAGTGCATTTAGAGCAGATGTAGAAGCTAAAGTGAAAGCTTCAAACGTCTTATAATGGGTAGAGACTACAGAAAAGAATACGACAATTATCACTCTCGACCTGAGCAAAGAAAAAATCGTTCTAGTAGAGTTTTAGCTAGAAGGATAATAAAAAAGAAGTTGGGAGTGAAAATAAAAGGTAAAGACGTAGACCATAAAGATGGAAACCCAAGAAACAATAGTCGAAGTAATTTAAGAATACGTTCTAAATCAGCTAACAGAGCAGATAATAGATAATGTGGTTCTCACTAGCTAAGTTAGCATTAAGAACTGGTTCTGAAGTTTATAAGAATAGAAAAGAAACTAAAGTATTACAAAGTATTGCAGAGAGAAAACAAATGCAAAGAGTTATTGATGGTGAAATTGAAATGGTTAATACTGTTAAAACACATCAAGCAAATGATTTAAAAGACGAGATTGTTTTAATACTTATTTCAATTCCATTATTAGTGTGTGCTTGGGGTATATTTTCTGATGACCCTGAAATTATAACTAAACTTGATGCTTTCTTTGACCAAGTAAATAAATTTCCTT